CGGTGTTGCTGGTACTATAACCAACCTTAATGTTACCTCTGGTATTGTAACCAATTTAACTGGTATTGCAGCTACTATAACCAACCTTAATGTTACCTCTGGTATCGTAACCAACCTGACTGGTATCGCTGGTACGATTACGAACCTTAATGTTACTTCAGGTATTGTAACCAATATTACTGGTGTAGCGGGTACGATTACGAACCTTAATGCTACATCAGGTATTATTACCAATATTACTGGTGTAGCAGCAACAATCACCAACCTTAATGTTACTTCAGGTATTGTAACCAACCTGACTGGTGTAGCGGGTACGATTACGAACCTTAATGTTACATCGGGTATTGTAACTAACCTGACTGGTATTGCTGGTACGATTACTAACCTTACAGTAACATCAGGTATTATTACCAATATTACTGGTGTAGCAGCAACAATCACCAACCTTAATGTTACTTCAGGTATTGTAACCAACCTGACTGGTGTAGCGGGTACGATTACGAACCTTACAGTAACATCGGGGATTATTACCAACCTGACTGGTGTAGCAGCAACAATCACCAACCTTAATGTTACTTCAGGTATTGTAACTAACCTGACTGGTGTAGCAGCAACAATCACCAACCTTAATGTCACATCGGGTATTGTAACTAACCTGACTGGTATCGCTGGTACGATTACTAACCTTACAGTAACATCGGGGATTATTACCAACCTGACTGGTGTAGCAGCAACAATTACTAATCTCAATGTTACATCTGGTATTATTACCAATATTACTGGTGTATCTGGTACTATTACGAATCTTAGTGGTACTAATTTAAATTATACTGGTATTGGTACTATAACCAATTTCAATGCAACTTCTGGAATAGTTACTAATATTACTGGTGTAGCAGCAACAATCACTAATCTTAATGTTACCTCAGGTATTATTACCAATATTACTGGTGTAGCGGGTACTATAACCAGTCTTAACGTTACCTCTGGTATCATTACCAATATTACTGGTATTGCTGGTACGATTACGAATCTCAATGTTACCTCTGGTATTGTAACTAATTTAACTGGTATTGCTGGTACTATAACCAACCTTAATGTTACTTCAGGTATCGTAACTAATCTAACTGGCATAGCGGTTACTATAACAAATCTGAATGCTACATCAGGTATTGTAACCAACCTGACTGGCATAGCGGGTACGATTACGAACCTTACAGTAATATCAGGTATCGTAACCAACTTAACTGGTATCGCAGGTACGATTACGAATCTGAATGTTACCTCAGGTATCATTACTAATATTACTGGTGTAGCAGGTACTATTACAAATCTTAATGTTACATCGGGTATTGTAACTAACTTGACTGGTGTAGCAGTCACAATTACCAGTCTTAATGTAACCTCAGGTATTGTAACCAACCTGACTGGTGTAGCGGCCACAATCACCAATCTTAGTGGTACTAATTTAAATTATACTGGTATTGGTACGATTGCCAATATTTCAAATACTAATATTAATTCTTCTGGTATTATAACTGCATCTAGATTTGATTCTACTATAGTATATGGAACTGCTCCAATTTCTGTTGCTTCATCTACATTAGTTTCAAATTTAAATGTTCAGTATTTGAATGATCAACCTGGGACTTTTTATCAAAATGCGTCTAATTTAAATGCTGGTACTGTATCTGCGGATAGATTACAGACTTCAAACAGTTTTACAGTTTTTGGTGATTTAAATATTACTGGAAGTGTTAGTGTTGGTGGTACTAATGCAATTTTTGCTGTTGCTTCATTACAAGTTAAAGATAAGGATATTATAATTGGTATTACTACTGATGCATTTGGAAATGATATTTCTACGGATAATACTGCAAATCATGGTGGCATTGCAATTGCAAGTACTGAAGGTTCTTGGTTAGTTCCATTAGGAAGAACTGGACTTAGTAGTCTTCCAAATACATATAAGCAATTTATGTGGGTTAAGGGGGGAACTTATGGTGTTGGTACAACCGATTCTTGGTTATCTAATCAGGCAATTGGAATTGGATCTACACTTGTACCAAATGGTGTTCGTTTAGCAGTTGGTGGGGTTCAGGTTACTGATACTCAAATTACTGCTATAACTGGTAGTTTTACTGATATCAGCAGTACTGTAGGAATTATCACTTACATTACCGGTGTTGCTGGTACTATTACTGATTTTAATGCAACAGTAGGTATCATTACTAATATTACTGGTGTAGCTGCCACAATCACCAATCTTAAAGTAACATCAGGTATTGTAACTAACCTTACTGGTATTGCTGCCACTATAACCAGTCTTAATGTTACATCGGGTATTGTAACCAACCTAACTGGTATTGCTGCCACTATAACCAGTCTTAATGTTACATCGGGTATTGTAACCAACCTGACTGGTATTGCCGGTACGATTACTAACCTTACCGTTACATCGGGTATTATTACCAATATTACCGGTGTGGCGGGTACTATAACCAACCTCACAGTAACCTCAGGCATCGTAACCAACTTTACTGGTATTGCTGGTACTATCACCAACCTCACAGTAACATCTGGTATTATAACCAACTTTACTGGTATTGCTGGTACGATTACCAACCTTAATGTTACATCAGGTATCATTACCAACTTTACTGGTATTGCTGGTACTATTACCAACCTTAATGTTACATCAGGTATCGTAACCAACCTGACTGGTATTGCTGGTACTATTACGAATCTTAATGTTACATCAGGTATCGTAACCAACCTGACTGGTATCGCTGGTACGATTACGAACCTTACCGTTACATCGGGTATTGTAACTAACTTAACTGGTATCGCTGGTACTATTACTAATCTTACAGTAACATCTGGTATCATTACCAATATTACTGGTATCGCTGGTACTATTACGAATCTCAATGTAACATCAGGTATCGTAACCAACCTGACTGGTGTAGCGGGTACGATTACCAACCTTACAGTAACCTCAGGTATCGTAACCAACTTAACTGGTATTGCTGGTACGATTACCAACCTTACAGTAACATCTGGGATTGTAACCAACCTTACTGGTATTGCTGCTACTATTACTAACCTTAATGTTACTTCAGGTATCATTACCAACTTTACTGGTATTGCCGGTACGATTACCAACCTTACAGTAACATCTGGTATTGTAACCAATATTACTGGTGTTGCAGCGACTATAACCAATCTTAATGTAATATCAGGTATCATTACCAATATTACTGGTATAGCAGCAACATTTACAAATTTAAATATTACTGGAATTGCTACTTTAGGAATTGCAACAGCAACTAATCTTTATGTTTCTGGAATTACAACTTCTAACGCATATTATATTGGTACAAGTCAAGTTATTAGTTCTTCAAGACAACTGCAAAACATTGCTTCTCTTGATGCTATAACCACGGAAACAATTGAAACGGCAATCGCTAATGCACCTAATACATTTACCGATCTCCAAGTTACTGGACTTTCCACATTTACTAACGGTCCAGTATTAATTAGTACTGGATCCTCAACAGGAACACTATCACAACCACTCCAAGTCACTGGTGGCGCTTTTGTAAGTGGTAATTTGGGAATAGGGTCCACAAATCCAACAACACCAATTCAAGTTGAGATATATGGTGTAAAAACAGGAGTTGGAACATTTTCAGCTTCTGTTGGTGTAAGTACTGATATTGACAGTTTTTCAATTTCCTCTATCAATTTTAGAACTGCAGAATATACCATTTATGTTCAATCTGCAAGTTCCATGCAGGCACAGAAGGTTCTTTTGATGCAAAATGGTACAACTGCATATTCTCAAGAATATGGAATTATGTTTGAACCAAGTTTGATAGTTTCAGTCGGAGCAACAGTTTCTTCTGGTATGTGTAAATTATTGTTTACTCCAGAAAGTGGTGTAAGTGGACTAGTAACTTATAGATTTAGTAGGGAGACAATGATTTGATATGGAAATAATTAATCCTAGTTTTAGATCATCTTTTCCTGTAGAAATAATTGAATATATTCCAGATCCAATTGATGAATATATTGTCATAGTTAACGATGAAAATGATTGGGAAGAAATTCATAATTATATTATTAATGAAAATGAAATTGATGGAATTCCAAATAGAAAAATAGAATGTGCAAATTTGCAGGAATTTTCATTAAGAACTGCGATATATTTAATTTCACAAGAAGAAGCATATATTTTAAGAACTCATGAAAAGATTGAAAGTGTTCAATTAAATCCTGATAAGTATCCACAACCACAATCAACGATGTTATTGCGATTTTATAACAATAAGGTCGCATTTAATAAACCAGTAATAACTGCATCTATTGGAAATGATTTTACGTCTATTACTTATAAAAATGGTGTGAGAGGCAATTGGTCACATTTATTTGTGAATACTCCAAGTAGTTTACCATTTCGTGGAGTTGGAATTGTCACAACTTCAAAAGTTGATTCTAAATTATCTTATAATCGTGATGGAACAAATGTCGATGCCGTAATCATTGATGAGGGTGTTGCTTATTTGCATCCCGAATTTTTGAAAGATGATGGAACAACAAGAGTTAAAGATGTTATACTTGATGGACCATATAAAGTAGATCCAACATACTTTGATACTAGAGGGCTAACGTATACAAAAACAGTAGATGGTGTAAATGTTGGAGTTGGGATTGCTACAACAGCAGCAAATGAATGGTGGACAAATACTTCGAAAAGATCTTCCCAATTCTTATCTTTAGGAACGTTATCTAGTTTAACTTCATTATACACACTTGAACATGTGTCTACTAAAACGCCAAATTCTAATGGAAATCAAATAGCCGGTGGGCATGGAACAGCATGTGCATCTCAAATAGGTGGAAAAACATTTGGTCTTGCTTTTAATTGTAATATATGGAATATAAGAATTGCTTTAAGTGGTGCAGGTGGATATCTAGATCCATTTACCGCACTTAATGTCTGTACTATTTTTCATAATGCAAAGAAAATTTCCCAAGGTGGAGATCCTGATCCAACCTTAATTAATAATAGTTATGGTTTATCCTTTTCTACTGGAAATACTTTTGGAACTACCTATACAATAGGATATCGAGGAAACACTCAAACTTATGTTGGAACTGGATTTGATGATACTCCACCAAGTAATTGTGGTAGTGCAAGAAATCATATGTACTTTACATATAATAACGGTTCTTTTGTAGGAACGACTGGATATTCTGGTTCTGGAAAATTTTTGGATACTCTTGTTTCAAATGCTTCCAATTCTGGTGCGGAGAATGCAATTGCTGCGGGATGTATTGTTGTAGCATCTGCTGGTAATGATAATCAAAAACTTTCTGATCCAACTGATGTTGATTATGGTAATTGGTATGATTTTAATACACAATTTATTAATAGAGTTGGTGGAGTTCAGAAAGGAGGTTCTGGTGATATTACCAATAATCAGGGATCAATACGTGTTGGTGCATTAGATTGTGCAGTTGAACCTTCTGGATCTAGACAAGGATCTACTGCCTTTTCTGTTCGTAGAGTTTGTTATTCCAATAATGGTCCAATGATTGATGTCTGGGCTCCTGCTGAAATGACCATGGCTGCTGGATACACTACAAATTATGAAGATTATTTTAGGTCCGATAATTCGTTTTTTCATGATACTTGGTTTAATGGAACTAGTGCTGCTGGACCAAATGCTTGTTCGGTTATTGCATTGTACTTGCAGAATAATAGATCATCAGATCAAAGTGCTACTCGTACCTGGTTGAAAACTGATGGAAGTGTGGCAATTAATTTATCTGATCCATTTTCAAATGTGAATGATGCAAATTATTGGTCAAGATCTTATAACTTTTCTACTGATAATCCAGATTTACCTGGAGATTCTTATAATCTTAGAGGAAATAGTAATTTGAGAGGCGCTACAAATAGAGTACTTTCAAACCCATTTAGACAAGTTGTACAAATATCCATATCCAATTCAACAGCACAATTTGCATCTGGTTCTAACCTTTCCTTTGAAGGTGTGAATATATCATTGGAATTGGAATGAGTAATCAAATAAATAACTAAAAAAGTATAATGGCAGATAAGGATTTTGGCGTAAAAAGGATTAGCTTAATCGGGGCATCTGGTACGCCAACAATTACTAGCCCTAATAACTTAAATATTAATGCAAATACTGTTGCAATTAGCACCAATATTAGTATTGGTGGACAGGTAAATTCTGATTTAAAAATTGGAAGTTCATTTTTTGTTGGTATTGGATCTACTGTACCAACAGTAAAACTTGATGTAATTGGAGATGGTAAGTTTACTGGAAATATAAATGCTAGTTCTATCTTAGGAACTGGATTAAATATTTCTGGCCTTGGTACAATTATCAACTTCAGTGCAACTTCTGGAATAGTTACTAATATTACCGGTGTAGCGGGTACTATAACCAACCTCACAGTAACATCTGGTATCATTACCAACTTTACTGGTGTAGCGGGCACAATCACCAATCTTAAAGTAACATCAGGTATTGTAACTAACCTGACTGGCATAGCAGCAACAATCACCAACCTTACCGTTACATCAGGTATTGTAACCAACCTGACTGGTATAGCAGCAACAATCACCAATCTTAAAGTAACATCAGGTATTGTAACTAACCTGACTGGTATTGCCGGTACGATTACTAACCTTACCGTTACATCGGGTATTATTACCAATATTACCGGTGTAGCGGGTACTATCACTAACCTTACAGTAACATCTGGTATTGTAACTAACCTAACTGGTGTAGCGGGTACTATCACTAACCTTAATGTTACATCGGGCATTGTAACCAACCTGACTGGTATTGCTGGTACTATTACGAATCTTAATGTTACATCGGGTATTGTAACTAATATTACTGTTTCCGGTATTTCTACATTAGGAGTTACCAGTACCACTGATTTAACAGTACAAAAACTTAATGTTTCTGGTATTTCTACCTTTGGTGGATTTGATGGAGTATTAATTAAATCTGAGAATGGATTGGGTATTGTAACATCTGCAAATATGGGTGTTGGTACTGTTTTCTATTATGGTGATGGATCCCAACTTACTGGTATTGGTACTGCTGCCCAGGCGCAGACTGTTAGTATTGAAGTTGATCTAAGTGATCAAACTACAAGCATAATTTTTGCAACAGATCCTACTGTTAGTATTGCAGCAACATTAAAAACTAATCCAAATTTAGTATTTAATGCTTCTGGATCTAGATTGGGTATTGGAACCACAAATCCAATAACAACTGTTTCTATTGGTGGAACTTTAAGTTTTACAAATAATAACATAAGAATTGGTGATAATACCACTGGATGTTCTATTACTTCTGGGGTTCATAACTTTTTTGCCGGTTCTGGAGCAGGAAGATATAATACTACTGGAAAATGGAATAATTTCTTTGGTGAATCTGCGGGATATTATAATACTACTGGATGTTACAATAATTTCTTTGGTAAAGAAGCAGGTAAAGGGCAATCTGGACAATCTAGTGGTAAACATAATAATATATTTGGTGCTGGTGCTGGAAAAACTATAACCTCTGGATCTTATAATAACTTTTTTGGATTTGGTGCGGGAGAAAATGCCACTACCGGTAAATATAATAATTTCTTTGGAATGTGGGCGGGTATTAATGTTGTTACTGGAAGATATAATAACTTTTTTGGTAAACATTCGGGATCCAATTCGAACGGATGGCATAATACTTTCTTTGGTACTCGTTCGGGATGCACTCAAACTGCTGGTGATAGAAACATTGCAATTGGATTTGAGGTTCAATTACCAGACACAACTGGTTCTGATCAATTAAAAATTGGTTCTGGAACTAATTCTTGGATTATTGGTAATAGTTTATTTAATGTTGGAATTGGTTCAACTAATCCATCATCTAAACTTTTTGTTGAAGGTGATGGTTACTTTACTGGAATTGTTACTTCTTCTGGTTTTTATGTTAATGGGGCATTAATTGGTGGTGGATCTATAACCGGTGCAGATATTGTAGGTACTGGATTAAGTATTTCTGGAATTGGTACAATAGGTGCATTTAATATTTCTTCTAGTACTATAAGAGCAAATAATTCTGGTATTATTACATTTTATGGTGATATCAATGGTTCTCCAGTAGCTCAAGGTAATTCTGTTGGTGTTGCTCTTACTGCTGAAAATGTTATTGGTGGCATTGCATCAGTTACTCAACTTCATGTTTCTGGAATTTCTACTCTTGGAATCACTAGTACTACCAGTTTAACTTCAAAACAGTTAAATGTTTCTGGCATCACTACCTTAGGAGTCACTAGTACCACTGATTTAACATCGCAGAAACTTAATGTTACTGGTATTGCTACGGTTGGTGTTGGATCTACTGGTATATTAATTAATGGTATTACTGGTATTATATCATCATCAAATCCTGGAATTACTACTGTTGTTTATTATGGTGATGGATCTAATCTGACGGGTAATATTCCAAGTATAATTTCAAATATTGATACTAATCAAACTTATTATCCTTTACTATCTCAAAATAATAGTGGAACGATTTCTAGCATTTCGGTATCATCTAATTCTATCGTATTCAATCCTGCTCTGAGTTATCTTGGCATTGGAACTACAAATCCAACTACAAATTTAGATGTATTTGGTAGTATTAAAGCATCCAATAACCTCAGTGTTTCTGGTATTGCTACGGTTGGTGTTGGATCTACTGGTATATTAATTGATGGTATTTTAGGTATTATAACATCATCAAATCCTGGAATTACTACTGTTGTTTATTATGGTGATGGTTCAAAACTAACTGGAATTGGGTCTGCGGCATCTGCTCAGAGTGTGGCTCTTTCAACAAATACAACAAATACATCAACAAGTATTGTATTTTCCCAAACACCAGATGCAAATCCCACTGCATCATTAAATTCAAATCCAAATCTAATCTTCAATGCTTCTACTTCAAGTTTGGGAATTGGGACCACAAATCCAACATCTAAACTCTGGGTTGGTGGTAGTGGTTATTTTATCGGTAGTGTTACTTCTGCTAATGGATTTTATGTTAATGGAGCATTAATTGGTAGTGGGACTATAAGTGGTTCGGATATTGCAGGAACTTCTTTAAATATTTCTGGTATTGCTACATTAGGTACAGTTAAGATTTCTTCCGGTACTATAAAAGCAACTACTGGTATCATTACTTATTATGGCGATGGATCTCAACTCACTAATCTTACTGCCAGTATTGGTGATTTATATGAATTGGATGACATTACTTCTGCAACTAATGGTTATAGTAATACTTTTGTCCCAAAATATAATTATAATACTGTTCTGATTGAAAATCCATTTAGATTATTGATTACTATAAATGGTGTTCTTCAATCTGCGTATATTCATAATAGTGAATATGTTTGGAATACTAGTTTATTGTGTACGAATGATGGATATACAATTGATTATGATGGGTATATTAAATTTACAGAATCACTTCCCGTAGGGACACAAGTTGTGATTAAAACCACTGTAGGATCTAATTCAATACTTCCAAGAAAATATCCATTCAAAGCATTGGACATAATGTTCTAGTTATAAATAAAGTAACACAAGTAAAACACATAAGATAGGGGATTTTTTTAAATGGCGAGAAAAGTATTACTTGAAACTGGTTATATATTTACTCCTGGTGGTAGTGGTAGTGGTTCAATCATAATTCCTCGTATTATTCCGAGAGAAAGAATAGTATTAATTACAAACGTAACAAATAATCAGGTAATCTATAATTTTAGTGATCCAAATTTGAGAGCAACTTCTTATAGTACATCATCAACGGCAGGAACAAATATAACTACTATATTATTGAATTATAATACAATTTCAATGAGTGCAACTGATAAGTTGCAAATTACCATTGATGAGTATGATGAGAAATTTACTCCTTCTGAAACTTATATTGATCCGGTAAATAAATTTCGTACATCAACAGCACAAGCACTGATTGATACTGACTTTGAGTATGGTACTCAAATCACCAAGTGGGAAAATCTTGGAATGGTTAATAATCGTCCATTTGCATTCCCATCTTCTGTGGGTATTGCAACAATCAATTCTATTACAATGGCCGCCAATCAAAAGGGAGTCGTTGTTGACCTCGTTTCTGGTAGTTCTCGTCCTGGAGTTGGAACTGCTATCTATGTTCAAGATTCTATTCTTAGCATCGCAAATGGAAATTATTTGGTAGAAACTACACCATCCGCAACCCAATTTACATATACTGCAAAGGCACAAAATAGTACGGGTATTACAAATATTTTTGATTCAAATAAAACAGGAATTTATAGTGGATCAACTTATGTAAGTTCTCAGATTCCTATCACTGGATTTACTGTTGGTGCAGGAATTGCAGTTACTGTAACCACAACAGATAGGCATGGACTTTCATTAGGTAATGAAATTGCAATTACAGGAACAACACAAACGGCAGTAAATGGTACATTTATTGTATCTAGCATTAATAGTCCAACAGTATTTACAATTTATACTCTCACTCCTCCTGGCGGAACTCCAACAGGGGGGTCACTTTTTGTACTTCCAGGAGCACAATTCCTACATCGCCCATTTGATGGTGGTATATTATTCAGTAGTAATGGAGCTTCTAATTTTGAACAGGCAATTCGCCAAACCAGAAGATATTTCCGTTATCAATCTGGAAAAGGTATTCAGGTAAGTTCTGGTACTATTTTAAAACCAAATATCCAAATTGATTCTATCACTTCTTCTGGGTTAAGTATAGGAAGTACAATTACAGTTCAAACAAAAGATATTCATAATATTCAATTTGTAACACCAGGAACAGAATTAGTTATTAGTGGAGCAAATGAAACTGGTTATAATGGTGCATTTATGGTATCTGGAGTGACTGGATATAATAGAGTTTCATTTGCTTCTACAGTTGGATTGAGTACAACTAAAGCAAGTGGAAATTATATCATGACAGTTAATAATTGGTATGGTTCTGCGACTAGATTGGGTGTTTTTGATCAACAAAATGGATTATTTTTTGAATATGATGGGCAAACTCTTTATGCAGTTCGCAGAAATTCTACATATCAACTTTCTGGTAAAGTTACTGTATCCCAAAATTCAAATACTGTATTCCAAACTGATGCAGCATTCCCAACTGCGTTTTCTAAGCAAATTAATGTTGGTGATTATATTGTTCTTCGTGGACAATCATATCGTGTAATTGATATTGAGAACGATACTCAATTAAGAATCAGTCCTGGATACAGGGGCGCAAGTTCGACGTTTGTAATTCCATCAAAAACTGTGGATACGAGAATTCCACAATCATCTTGGAATATTGATAAGTGTGATGGTACTGGACCTTCTGGATTCAATATTGATCTTAGCAAGATGCAAATGTTCTATATTGATTATTCTTGGTATGGTGCAGGTTTTGTTCGTTGGGGATTTAGAGGTCCAGATGGTAATGTGATTTATGTGCATAAACTAATCAATAATAATGTCAATACCGAAGCATATATGCGTTCTGGTAATCTTCCAGCACGTTATGAAACATCAACTATTCCTCCTGCAACTTATTTGACTTCCTCAATTGGACCAAGTGATACTACAATCAATGTTGGAAGTACATCTGGATTCCCAACAAGGGGGACATTGCTTATTCGTGATAATGCTTTTGGTTCTGGAAATTATGAATATGTAAATTATACTGGTATTTCTGGTTCATCGTTTACTGGGTTAACCAGGGCACGTCCTGGAGCAGTTACTCCTATTTCGGTGACACAGAACTCTAATGTGGCAACTGCAACTACAACAAATATTCAAATTGGTCAAAAAATAATTGGTAGTTCAATTCCTGAAGGAACTTTTGTAAGTTCAATTGGTTCTGGTACACTTACATTCAGTCAGTCGGCAACTGCAACACTTTCTGGTATTGCAGTAACATTTGCTCCGATGGGTGCAACATCTGGACAATCATTTACGACTTCTACAGTTTCACCAATTCCAGTTGAATTTGCATTCCCATCATATGCACCTTCAATTTCTCACTGGGGTACAAGTGTGATTATGGATGGAAGATTTGATGATGATAAATCATTGATCTTTACTTTTGGGCAGCAGACTACAACTAATCTTACTCCTGGTCAAACTAAAGCACTACTATCAATTCGTGTGGCACCATCGGCTGATAGTGGTGTTGCGGCGGCATTTGGACAAAGAGAATTGACGAATAGAATGCAGTTGGTTCTCCGTACTTTGGGTGTTTCGATTGCAGGTATTTCAACTGCAAACGTTCTGGTTAGGGCATTTTTGAATGGAATTCCGTCTAGTACAACAACTTGGACGAATGCTGTTGGTAATGTATCTGGAGTTCAAAACTCTAGTTTGGCACAAATTGCAGATTATGCTGGTGGAAATACTTCTGTAAATGGTGGTGAAGTTATTGCAGGATTCTTTGTTAATAGTACAAGTACATTAGACCTTTCTACCGTTAGAGATTTGGGAAATTCTATTCTTGGTGGTGGAGGAGTAAATTCCAATACTCAAATCTATCCAGATGGGCCTGATGTTCTTACAATTACTGCAACAAACTTGACTCCAGGTACAGGAGTAAATCTATTAACTCGCCTTTCTTGGACCGAAGCACAAGCATAATTTCTGTATAATCTTCAAAAACTATGGCAATCAATCAGTTTAGTCACAATTCAAACGAACCCTTAGAGGTTAAGGATTTAAATGTAAGTGGTACTGAAACCATTCAAAGTATAAGAATAGGTGTAGCATCTATTTCTTCATTGAGTGGAACTGACGTAACCTATAGTACTGGTAATTTCGGGGTTTTGAATGCTAATACTATAAATGCCAATGGTAATTTGAATATTAGTGGAGCAGTTTATGATAGAACTAATAGAACTGGAAATAGTGGGGAAATATTAGTATCTACAGGATCTGGTGTTACTTGGAGTACTGCTAATTCCATAACTATTGATGATGATAATTTAACTGCCACAAATGTATTTCCTACATTTGTAACTGTTTCGTCAGGAGTACAAACTAATGTAAGAGTTTCAAGTAAAAGATTTGTTTTTAATCCACTTCAGGGTAGAGTTGGCATCGGAACAAATACGCCGGCAGATAGTTTTCAAGTTGGTACTGGATTTACCGTATCTGATGATGGTACTGTAAAAGCATTGAAATATTTTGGTGATGGTAGTAATCTAAGTGGATTGGTTCCAAATAGTCTAGCAATATCTTCTGCAACAACACCACAATTCATTGGATTCTCAACAACTTCTTCTGGTGTTAATACTTCATTTTTTGCAAGTCCTACATTAGTTTTTACTCCTGGAAATTCTGGAGTTGGTTCATTGGGTATTGGAACCACAGTACCAACAAATACTCTACATGTTCAGGGTGATGTTAGAATTACTGGCGCTCTTATTGATAGATTAAACTCTACAGGAAACAATAAATTTCTTAAATCGACAGGAACTGGTATTGAATGGTCCGATTCTAGTGCGTCTGTTGGTGTTGCTACAACCAGTTCAACAGCAACACAATTCCTTACCTTTGTATTAGGAACGGGAAATACTTCTGTACTTGGAATTGGTACTGCGGGATCATTGAGTTTTCAACCTTCTACAAAAAGATTGGGCGTTACTTCAATATCTCTTGGTGGTTTATTTCTTGATAATGATGGTTTTGCCGGAAGCGCAAATCAGGCATTAAAAATAAGTGGAGATGGTACAAAGGTTGTTTGGGGTCCTGTTGTAGGTTCTGCTGCTGGTTTGGCAGCGACGGGACCAACTGGAACAGTTCAATTTAATGATAATGGGGCATTTGCTGGAGCATCATTCTTTAATTTTGATAAACTGACATTTAACGTTGGTATTGGAACTTCTACAAATATTACACAAAAATTAATCGTTCAAGGTAATGTTAATGTTAGTGGTGTTATTACTGCAAATCAATTTAGTGGTGATGGAAGTAAGATAACTGGTATTAATACTGGTGGAGCAGGAGGTTCTCCAGGTCAAGTTCAATTTAATAAATCTGGACTTACTTCTGGTGCGCAATATTTTCACTACAATGATTCCTTAGTTTCGGTTGGTATCGGTACATCTGCACCATCAGGTAGATTATCAATTGCTAACACTTCCACAGGAAACTCATTATTACTTGTTAATGATAACTTAAGTGATGGATCATTGTTCCGTGTAAATGATAATACTGGCAAT